TACAATCATGTGGCCGATAATTTGCAGCTAGGTGCTGGCGGTGGAATACGCGCCAAAATTTGGGATGGCGGTGACCTCGAAGTGTTGCTTGGCAGTCTAAAAATTGGCACATCCGGCAAGGGCATTGATTTCAGCTCAGGGTCCACCCTCGATGCGTATGAGGAAGGAACGTGGAGTCCAGTCTACACACCGGCATCGGGCTCATTCACCGCGCTCACGATGAACGTATACAACGCTCGTTACGTGCGGGTCGGGAAACAGGTTACAGTAATGGCTTACATATTGACCAACAACCTGAACACTACTGGCGGCACTGGTAATGTAATAATCACTGGTTTGCCGTATGCGAACGAAAGCTCCGGTTACACAGCTGTGTCGATTGGCTATGCCTCCAACTGGGGGACCAACCACCCAGCCGGTGGTTACGTGGACCAAGGCGCCTCACGGATATTCCTAACAGAGCGAAAAACTGGCATTGGCGGGGCATTGACCGAGATGACGGTTGGTAATTTAAACAGCTCATCAAGCTCAAATCAAAATGGCTTGATGTTTTCTGCGACCTACACCACCGCCTAAACAATTTACCCCAATCGGATGATTGGGACGGACCACAAACTAAAATCATTATGGCAATTACCAAAGAAACC